ACAAGGTAGGGGTCAAGATCGATACTGTGGATTTCAGCGATCTCGTCACCGCCGCAACCCTCAACATGGCGTTTGAGGAACTCGAAGTAACCGCAATGGGCGATACTGCTCGTCAGTACGTCAAGGGGCTTGAGACCGCAACCCTCACGCTCTCGTTCCTCAATGACCCAGCCACCAATGAAATCCTTGATGAACTTCTTAGCAACTACGGAGCAACCGTAGGCGTAAAGATGGTTCAGGACACAAGCACGGCAGTTGCAGACGGCAACAAGTTGTACACCTTCGACATTCTGGTCAATAATCTGACCCCTATCAACGGTGCTACCGGCGATCTGTCCTCACAGGATGTAACATTCACCGTGAACAGCGCAGTAACGGTAGCCGACACCGGCACATTCTAAGGAGCAAGACATGGCGAGCCTCAAAATTGTCCAAACGGACGGAACTACAACTGAACACAGAATCACACCAGCCGTAGAGTTTGCCTTTGAACAACATCACAAGATTGGCTTTCATAAGGCCTTCCGTGATCGTGAGCAGCAAGGCGATCTCTACTGGCTGGCGTGGGAGTGCCTTCGACGATCCGGCACGACCGTCAAGCCCTTTGGGATGGACTTCGTTGCAACGCTCGACAGCGTGGAAGTAGTCGAGGACAGTTTCCCAAAATAGACCGGGATTCAGTCACTTACCTGATAGCCCAACTCAGCGTTGAGACTGGAATCCCACCGAGCGAATGGCTAGCGATGGACGAGCGCATGTTTCGCGCCATCCTTGCCTACTTGAATGAAAAGGGTAAGGCGGTGAAACGTGCCAGTAAGGCTACAAGGCGTAAATGAAGTCAAGCGCGCCTTGCGTAAGTTTGACCCTGACCTATTCAAGGAAATGAACAAGGAGATTGGCACGGCCCTCAAAGGCATCACCAATGATGCCAAGTTGGATGTGGCTCAAGTATTTCTATCTGGAGCAGCCGACACCGGGGCAGTTCGCAAGTCGCGCACCGGACGCAAGGATGCCTTCCCGGTATATAACTCATCCACGATCCGCAGAGGCTTGACTTATAGCCTTGCCCGGAAGCGTGGAAACACAAGCGGCTGGACTGCCGCCTATTCGTTGCTCAACAAGTCGCGCATCGGTGCAATCGTTGAAATTGCTGGCACAAAAAATCCGTACGGTGATCCACGGAGTCGATCAAACAATCCTCAGGCTGGCCGTCAATTTATCGAAGCCTTGAACACCGACATTGGCACGATTGAAAGGGTTGGCAAAGGCCGTGGCCGCTTGATGTACCAAGCCCTTGCAGCCAATCAAGGCCGTGCGCGAGATGCCATCCTCAGGGCTATTGAAGCAGCAGCGACCAAGTACAAGGCGGCAACCCGATGACAATCACGATCCCAATTATTTCTGAATTCCAAGGTAAGGGATTCAAGCAGGCACAACAGCAAACATCAATGCTGGACAAAAGCCTCAAAAGACTTGGTATTACTCTCGGTGCTGCCCTTAGCGTGCGCAAGATTACCCAGTTCAGCAAAGCATCGGTCAAAGCCTTTATTGAGGAAGATAAGGCCGTTCAGGCCTTGGCTCGCAACCTGCAAAACTTAGGCATTGCCTATGACGTGCGCCCGGTTGAAGAATACATCCGCACCTTGCAATATGCGACAGGCGTGGCGGATGGTGAACTTCGTCCGGCGTTGCAGCAATTATTGACCAGCACCAAAAATCTAACCGTCAGCCAAGACTTGCTGAATCTAGCCCTTGATGTATCGGCCGGAACAGGCAAGAGCCTTGGCAGCGTAGTCCAAGCGTTGAGCCGTGCTTACCTTGGCACAAACACAAGCCTGACTCGATTGAACATTGGCTTGAGCAAAGCAGACCTAACTAGCAAAAGTTTCAACGAAATCACGGCCGACCTAACCGAGCGATTCTCTGGTCAGGCCGCTAGAGCCGCCCAAACCTATGCCGGACAATTGGCCATCCTTGGCGCAGCAGCCGATGATGCGCAAGAAATGCTTGGCGAAAAGTTGGTCAAGGCTGTTGAATTACTGCTTGATGAAAAGACTGGCGTAGTAGCCCTTGCAAGCACCTTTGAGGACATGGCTACATACACCGGTAACGTGGCTTTGGGTCTGGCCGATATTATCAAGCAAGTCAAAACCCTAGGCGGTCTAGTATCCGGTGGCCCTAGCGGTCGAGACCTAGTTCAAGCCATTCCGGTAGTCGGATCGTATTTAGAGATTCTTCAGGCACGAGGTGGCCGTCAATCCTCAGCCGAGTCTGCCAAGGCAGCAGCCATAGCCAGAGCCAATGCCAAAGAGCAAGCCATGTTGGCTACTCGCAACTTCCGCACTCAAAAGCGCACTACCACGGAAATCGAAAAGCAAAACAAACTCAAGAAGACAAGCGTGGATCTTGAGAAGCAAAAACTGGCTGAGGCTGGCAAGATGTTTGATGATGAGCGCATCAGCATCGCGGCCGCACTCAAAAATGAGTCACTTGATCGCAATGAGATCCTAAGGCTGGAACTCAAGAAGGCACTTATCAACGAGAATGCCGACCGAGCCGAGAAGTTGGCAGACCAACTCAAGTCATCCCAGCGTGAACTTTCAGCCCTAGCAAACTTCAAGGCTTCCAACCCATTCCAAGAATGGGAGGATGCTTTGGCTCGTATTAGAGCCGGCATGGCTTCTATCGGTGCGCCAGTCACCTCGGTAACACCTCAGGGAACTGTGTCGGGCCAGCAACCCCTTATAACGTCACCCTTGGCTACGCCTCAACTGGTAATGCCTTACACCAGCACAGAGAACATGCTTGATGGCGAGACCCCAGCACCAAAAGTAAACAGCACCGTCAATGTCTATGTATCCGGCACAGGCGGCCTTGATGATCAGGCAAAGCGCGATGTGGTTGATGCTGTGGTGGAGGCTTCGTCCTACGGCCTTGCAACAGGATGGTTCAGAACTGTGGGAGTAACGCCAGCGTGACCTACCCCATACAACTGACGGTCTCATTCGACTTCACCAGCGGCCCTTCCTTTGACCCTCCATTCCTCATTGGCATCAGCCAACTCGGCATCGGAGTTATGGGTGCTGGTGGTACTGCTTCGCAAGTAGTCGATCTCACGAGCCAGACCATCAGCATCAACATCCGGCGTGGCCGAGACCTTACGCAAGATAAGTTCAACCCCGGCACAGCCACGGTGCGAGTCATCGACCCCAACGGTGACTGGAATCCTCAGAACCCGGCATCGCCTTACTTTGGGTTATTGCAGCCCCTTCGCAAGTTGGTTGTGGCCGGTACTTATAACGCAGTCACCTATCCGCTATTTGCTGGCTACACGCTGGCCTATAACTACACCTACCCGACTAATGAAGAATTTGGTTATGTAGATATTCAATGCACCGATGCCTTCACGCTGTTCAACAAGTCAGCCGTGACAACCGTCACCGGGGCTACGGCTGGCCAGACCACAGGCACACGCATTACCGAGATTCTTGACCAGATTGGCTTTCCCGGCGGTCAGCGAGTATTAGACACAGGCGATATAACTGTCCAAGCAGACCCGGGAACGCTTCGCACCGTCCTCCAAGCCTTGCAGGATGTCGAGTTTACTGAGTATGGGGCTGTGTACATGGATGCCCGGGGTGACGTGGTATTCCGTGAGCGCACCGACCTTGTCGATGCTTTAGCCGCCAGCCCGACCGTGTTCAATCAAACGACCGGTATCCCCTACAAGAATCTCAAGTTTGCCTTCGATGATAAGTTGATTTTCAACGTTGCCAACTTCACCCGGGTTGGTGGCACGATGCAGACCCATACGGATCAGGACAGCATCGACACCTACTTCCCTCATGCCATCACCAAAGAGAATCTGCTGCATGAGACCGATGCAGCAACCCTTGATCTCGCCAAGGCTTATGTGGCCAACCGGTCTGTGACCGATATTCGCATCGACGCTATGAGCCTCGACTTGACCACGCCTAACTATCAGGCTGGCATCGAAGCGGCTTTGGGGCTGGACTTCCTGTCACCGGTGGAAATCAGCAACGACCAACCCGGTGGCTCGACCATCACCAAGACCTTGCAGATCTTTGGAGTTCAGCACCAGATCACGCCTCGCTCTTGGCTCACCACATTCACCACCAGCGAACCTATTTTGACCGGGTTCATCATCGGCAATAGCACTTACGGTATAATCGGACAATCCAGACTCTAGGAGACTTAGATGGCATCAGGCTTTCCAGCATCAACCGGTGACGTACTTAGCGCACCCATGTTCAATGAGTTGGTGCAGTACACGATCAACACTCAGTCTGGCGCAACCTACACGCTGGCATCAACAGACCAGTACCAAGTCCTCGTCTTGACTTCCAATGCTTCGACAAAGACCGTCAGCATCCCGACCGATGCCACGACTAATTTTGGCATTGGCACAACTATCACAATCATCAACACCGGCGCAGGCTTATTGACCATCAATGCAGTAACCCCGGGAACGACCACCGTAACCTCGGCTGGTGCAACCAGCGCATCGCCAACGGTGGCACAACATCGAGGCGCAGTCTGCATCAAAACTGCCGCTAATACATGGCGCGTGTTAGGCGCAGTTTCGTAATGATTGGAAACGCCGCTGCCGGAGTCTTCGGTCTTCCGGTATTGAAACCGGTCGTAACCGGTGGAACCTTGTCGAGCGATGCGACTTTTTATTATCGCGCTTTTACCGGCAATGGAACTTTGACGGTCAGCGACGCGACTTTGACTGCGGATTTCTTGGTAATCGCAGGCGGTGGTGGCGGTGGATTTTCAAATGGCGGTGGCGGTGGTGCAGGTGGCTTGGTCTATACAGCCTCACAATCAGTTAGCCCAAATAGTTACACGGTCACAGTTGGTTCGGGCGGTGCTGGCGCACCTAGTCCGGGTCCGGTAGGTGGTACAAATGGCGTGAATTCTAACGTCACCGGAGGATCTTTATCTTTGACCGCCGCCACAGGCGGCGGTGCTGGTGGAGCATCAAACGCAAACGGAAGCAATGGCGGTTCCGGAGGCGGTGGTGGTAATGGAAGAACTGCTGGAACGGCGAGCCCAAGTGGACAAGGAAATAACGGCGGCGCAGGCGGTGCTAATGCACCGTCCTTTTATGCCGGTGGTGGAGGCGGTGGTGCTGGCGCAGTCGGAACTGCTGGTAATTCTGGCGTAGGCGGCGGCGCAGGTGGAGCAGGAAGTTCAACGTACTCTTCTTGGGGTACAGCAACATCGACGGGCCAAAATGTAAGCGGAACACGTTTTTATGCAGGCGGTGGCGGTGGCGCAACCGATCCTGGTGGTGCAGTCGGCGTAGGTGGTAATGGTGGCGGTGGAGCCGGTGGCACTAACGGAGTGTCGGGTAGCGGCGTTGCTGGAACGGCCAACACAGGCGGTGGCGGTGGTGGAGCAACATCAAACAATGGTGGCACATCCGGCGGCACAGGTGGATCGGGAATTGTTATCGTCCGCTATACAAGGGCGCAGGTGGACTAATGGCGCATTGGGCAGAATTAGATGAAAATAACATCGTTATTAGGGTATTGGTTGGCGATAACAACGACCCAGCAGGCGATGAAGGTTATTCTTGGCTCATTGAAAATCTGGGTGGCCGTTGGTTGCAAACTTCGTATAACAACAGAATACGCAAGCAATTTGCAGGCATTGGTTACAGTTATGATGAAAAAGCCGATGTGTTTATTGCTCCACAACCGTATCCGTCATGGTCTTTAGACTCAAATTATGATTGGCAACCTCCGGTCGCTCGTCCTGACGATGGATTGATGTATTTCTGGAACGAAGAAGCCCAAGACTGGGAAGCCTATGTCTCGCCCAACGCCTAAGTTATGCAAGGCAGGCATTCAACTACGCGAGCAGCTCGATGACTCGTTTCCGGACCGTAGAAGGCCAGATGGTTGGGTTGCCGATGCCCGGCACTATCGCGACAATCCTCGCTCTGACCACATTCCGGATGCAGAGGGCTGGGTACGTGCCTTGGATGTATCAGTTCACTTGGGCCTCGGAGAGCAAATGCATGACTTGGCAGATCAGTTACGAATACATGCCAGACGAGGCGATAAGAGGATCAGTTACATCATCTTCGACGGTCGAATATGTTCATCACTACAACGCTGGCGATGGAGAAAGTACCGTGGGGCTAACCCTCATCGACAACACATGCACATAAGTTTTACCAAGCGTGGCGATCTCGATGGTCGCTTCTTCAACGTACCGATGCTAGGGGGAGACCTTGCCTGATTCACTCAAACATCCGATTGTGCTGGCCGTGGGAGCATTCCTTTCCGCATGGGCAGCGACCAACTTTGAACTGGACTACCGGGCGATCTTGTGGGCTGTTGTCTCCGGTCTCTTTGGATACGCCAAGCCCTATAAGAAGTGAGTCCGGAGGAATGGGTCGGACTGATTGCTGGTCTGATCGCGATCGCTGGTGCGTTTGTAGCCGCGTTGAGATGGACGGTTCACCAGTTTGTGCTGGAACTTGGCAATCAGATGTTCGCTCGGATGGACAAATTAGAGATAGAGATCGGCGTTTTGACCGCTAGACAGTCAGAGATTTATGCGACACTTATGACCCAAGGAGGTGCGCGGCGTGGCAAAGCGAAAGACCAAGGCACAAAAACTCGCAAGCCTAAGAGCAAAAGAACGAGCCGCTAAGCGCACCAAGGAAATCACCAAACTCGATGCATGGGCCATCAGTCTCTATGAGATTGCCGAGTCCATGAGGCGAGCAGGCTTTGACGATGCGACCATTCAGGGCTGGCTAGTGGATCAGCGATTGCCTGAATGGGTAGCCCCTCGGCCTGACGAGTTGGATGATGACGAGGAAGAAGAAGACGATTAGGCGCACAGTAGTTATCAGCGATCTACAAGTTCCCTATCATGACTCCAAAGCCGTCCGAAACGTTGCAGCCTTCATCAAACGATGGAAGCCAGACCGAGTCGCAACTGTTGGCGATGAGATTGATCTGCCTCAACTCTCCAGATGGGAGCGTGGCTTGGCAGGGGAATTCGCTGGCACACTCGATCGAGACCGCAGGATTACTCAGGAAGTACTATTCGATCTACGAGTGACCGACATGGTCAGAAGCAATCACACCGACCGGCTGTATAACTCCATCAAGACCAGACTTCCAGCCTTAGCGGCTTTGCCAGAATTGCAGTTCGAGAACTGGTTGGGGCTGCCCGACCTAGGCATCAAGTTCTGGCGCGACCCCATGCCCATAGCAAAGAATTGGATCGTGCTCCATGGTGACGAGGGCGCAGTCTCCCAGAAGGGTGGTCAAACAGCCCTAGGATTGGCTCTAAGGCATGGAAAATCGGTTGTCTGTGGTCATACCCATAGGGCAGGACTTTCGGGGCTTACAATGGCTTCTGGGGGCGTTTTAGGGGGTATTCTGTGGGGCTTTGAGGTCGGCAATCTGATGAATTTCAAAGATGCTAAGTATCTCAAAGGTGGGGCAGGCAATTGGCAGCAAGGCTTTGGCCTGATCTATGAATCCAAGGGCAAGGTTACCCCGGTCTTTGTGCCTATCGAAAAGGACGGCAGTTTCATAGTTGAGGGCAAGGTCTATGGTTGAGACCATAGTGACCATCGTCCGGACTATTGACGATCATATTGACGATTGGGATGCCGCCTCAGATTTCGTTATGAAATCGTTATCAACACACCCCAGTAGCCAGCACCGGTAAGGCGTAGCCTTTGCCTAGTCCGAGACACGGACAGGAAAGGAATCAATGACCGCTATCGGGTTTGACCCATTAGCCATCTATTACATCATTGCACTCATAGCCATCCCAGTCTTGGGATTGCTCTACACAGCCCTAACTGAGAACTGGTACTGGAAAGGATTCAAGGATGGAAAGCGACTCGCCCAAAACGATTACAGCGCACGAAATACTGAAAGAAGCCGATGATATTCGAGGTCAAAGAGGATCGGTCTATGGGCATCCATGGACGAATCACCTTAGAATCTCAAAGTTATGGTCTGCTTATCTGGATATACCAATCACGCCGGATCAGGTCGCAATATGCATGGCTTTGGTCAAGGTCAGCCGGATTGCGGAAACGCCGGGTCACCGTGGTAGAGACGGTTATACGGATGGAGTCGCTTATCTGGCCCTTGCGGCACAGTTGTCCACCACCGACCCCACCGAGTTCGATGCCTATTAGGAAGCTGCAAACGAAGTCAATCTGGTGCGATGTCTGCCGACTCGCATACCCTAAGGGTCACCTACGACAACAGACCCCGGCCGTATGGCAGGTGGTCTCTGAGACACAAAAGCACAAAGGAAGGACACGCCACTACTGCCAAGAGTGCGCCAATTTCGCACAAGTTTGGCACGATGGGTCTGTGTGGACATTCCGGCAACAGTTGGACTACGCGCTCGGAAAGGAGCAGTTAGATGGCATGGAACTTGGACAATTATGAGCCAGTTGAGGATCGTCTGGCAAAGTTTTGGAACGATTATCCGCCGGGGCGGATTGAGACGGAGTTACTGGCACACGAAGGTAATCGCTTTATTGTCGCTGCTCGACTGTATCGAGTGGACACAGATGCGCATCCGTTTGCGACCGGCCTTGCTGAGGAGGTTGTTACGGATCGAGGGGTCAATTCTACTTCGGCTCTTGAGAACGCAGAAACGTCTGCTATCGGTCGCGCCTTAGCCAACGCAGGCTATGCAGCCAAGGGTAAGCGAGCCTCGCGTGAGGAGATGGCAAAGGTAGCCCGAGGTGATGTAGGGCACAAAGTAGAACATCCATGGAAGCCTGAGGAAAAGCCAGTAGCCAATGAGCCGGTAACCGTGGTGTGGGATGACGTTGAGCACAAGGCGTTTGACGAGAACGACACCTTTATTGCCGACTTGCAGAAATCGCTCGGGGCAACGGTGGAGGGCTTCACATGCGTACATGGCCAGATGCTTAGAAAAGAAGGAACTGGCAAAACTGGCAAGCCGTATATGGGCTATGTCTGTGGTGCTAAGTCAAAGTCCGAGCAATGTCCGGCCAAGTGGGGCAATTGGGTCAATGGCACTTGGGTATTCGAGGGCAAAGCCAATGGCTGATTTCTGGGATGAACAGATGGTCGGACTTGCTTCGAGCCGTTTGAATGGATCACCGGTCGAATGCGACTGGTGCAAGACCAAGGTTGCTAGTTATGCAGCTGTGAAGGTTATGTGTAGCGAAACAGATCCCAGCGATTATTTCTGGGGCTGTGAGCCATGCTGGGAGGAGAAAAGATTCGGATGAGCAGAAGGGAGCGAGGACGTGAAACTGAAAAACTTGTGGCGCAATATCTACTTCGCCATGGCTTTGAAGGGGCACACGTTACGTCCATGGCTGCTAGTGGTAGCGACATACTGGGCATTGAGGGTCTGGATATTGAGGTCAAGGCGAGACGAGGATTTGATCCTGCTTCTGCTATGGCACAACTTAGAGCCAGAGCCAAAGAAACCGGAATGGGAGTGGCCATTATGAGGCTCAATGGGCAAGGTGAGGCATCCATGGATGATTGGGTTGGTGTGATTCGGTTGGTTGATCTGGTCTATTTACTGAAAGCGAGTGGGTATGGCAGACGATAAGCGCGTGAGCCGTTGTCTCATGTGTGGGGTCTATGTGTACAGCAGGGAACTATGTGAACGATGTTATCCAAAGGATGTGGCAGCATGATTCAGCACAAGCATTTACTCATCAATGCATTTATCGACCGGGCTATCTTTCAAGAGGCTGAGGCCGAGCGATTCCTGATTGACTTGGTGGACCAGATACGCATGAAGCGGATCATCGAGCCAGTAGCCAAGTACGTCAAGGCTGAGGGCAACCGAGGCATGACTGCGGCCATCCTCATTGAGACCAGCCATATTGCATTCCATATCTGGGATGAGAAGAACCCGGCAGAGTTGAGGTTCGACCTATACACATGCGGAGACCTAGACGATGCTTTGGTCCGGGGTCTTATCGATGACCAGTTTGGGGTCATCTACTGCGACTGGCAGCTGTTAGATAGGGAAGGTGATCTCAGGCTTCTCGATTACGGCCGTTACAGTTTACCGATGTGACCAATATCACTGTCCATATATTGAGATTATCAGGAAGGCTACGCTCATGAAACTTGACTCGCTTGCTATGCTGAGTGCCAGTCCGGGCACTTTAGACGGCCCGGCACAAGGCTCACAGCATTGGGGCAGGCTATTGCTAAGTTTGCCCTTAGCCTTATGTCTATCTTTGCTGAGTTTAGATATGTCGCATGCGCGACCAGCCAAAGACCCAATGAATTACAAGCTGCACGCATACAATCAACTCAAAGACTGGGATCAGTTTGAGTGCATACTTGAACTGTATGAGCGTGAGAGTAACTGGAGACCCTCAGCGCGTAATGGTTCGCACTTCGGAATACCACAAGGGAGAAGCCAATGGTTAGCCACGGCTAATCCATATCAACAGATAGAATGGGGTGTGAAGTACATACAGCACAGATACGGCACAGCCTGTGCAGCACTCAAACACTTCAAGCGTAAGGGATGGCATTGATGGCTCACGATGACGAGGCATGCCCTAGCCTGTACGGTGGTAGTTGCCAATGCGAGGATGCTGATGGCTAAGGAAAGCAAGCGCGATGGAAGGTGGAAGAAGTTACGCATTACCATCCTCAATCGCGATGGCTGGACATGCACCTACTGTGGTGGTGTGGCTAACGAGGTCGATCACATCATTCCACTTAAGCGTGGTGGGTCTGATGATCCGGATAATCTCACCAGCGCATGCCGGACGTGCAATATACGCAAGAAAGATGGCAATGTGGGCGTTTTTTTAGCACAATCGTCTACCCCCCCTGTCTTTCGTGACCGTCTCTCTCCAAAACGGTCCAAACCGGTGCAAAACGGACATACTCAGTCAAAGATTTTGGTAGATTCGCCCTTTACGCTCGAAAGCAGTCCAGACCAGTCGGGGGGCAACTGAGAATGGCCAAGATCAGGGGCAAGACCACCCCAAGGCTGGAAACGCCTAAGCGCAAGGGCAAAAGCAAGGGCAAAGAGTTTGCCGAGTGGGTAGCCAAGTACTCAGATCCGCTGTTGCCGTGGCAAAAATACGTCTCAGAGCGCATGATGGTCACCAACCGCAAGGGTGAGTACACAATCACCACGCAGGGCCTCTTGATCGCTCGCCAGCAAGGCAAAACCCATTTAGCGCGTATGCGCATCCTCTATGAACTGTTCGCCGAGCCACGCAAGAGCCGGGTGATCGGTCTCTCGTCTAATCGCAATATGGCTATCGACACTTTCCGTCAAGTTGTCTCAGTCATCGAAGCCAATGATGAACTGATGGCCATGGTCAAGCAGATCCGCTATGCGAACGGTCAAGAGTCGGTCACCTTGCTCGATGGCAGCATGTATGAGATCGCAGCCGCTACCCGAGACGGTGTTCGAGGCAAGACCGCGCATCTGGTGTTCGTGGACGAGTTGCGCGAGATCACCCGGGAAGCATGGGCAGCCATCCGGCCTACCACCACAGCCACCAACGGAGTTTTGCTTACGGCTTCCAACGCCGGTGATGCGTTTAGCGATGTACTGAACACGCTACGCGAGACGGCCTTGAGTTACCCACCTAAGTCCTTGGGCTGGTGGGAGTACTCGGCTGAGCCATTCTGCAAACTAGATGACGTGACCCAGATCTTGCAGGCCAACCCGGCTATTGGCTACACGACCAAACTGGAGACCATTCAGGAGTACATCAAGACTGCCAAGGCCGAGGATGCCCGGACGGAGCACCTGTGCCTCTGGGTTGATGCCATTTCTAGCCCTTGGCCCTATATGGCCTTTGAGAATCTGACGGTGCAGGGTTTGAGCATGAACCCCGGTTCACTCACCATTTTTGGCATAGATACGGCCGTGACCAAGAAGAAAGCCAGCCTCGTAGCAGCCCAGTTGATGCCAGACGGCAAGATTGGCGTAGGCATCATGCAGCAATGGGAGTCAGACGTAGCGATCGATGAACTCAAGGTCGCTGCCGATATCAAGGCTTGGTGGGATAGATATCGACCCCGGATGCTGTGCTACGATAAGTATGCAACCGCCAGTATCGCCTCTCGGCTAGAACAATCTGGTTGTAAGGTTGTCGATATGTCGGGCCAGATCTTCTACACAGCGTGTAGTGATCTGCTCGACAGCATCGTGAACAATCGAATAGTCCACTCTGGCCAGACTGAGTTGGTCTCGTCAATGAATAATTGCGGAGCAAAGATCAACGATGCAGGTTGGCGCATTGTGCGCCGTAGATCCGCGGGGGATGTATCTGCTGCGATAGGTCTGGCCATGGTGGTCCACCAGTTACTCAAGCCGGTGTCGAAACCGGCTATCTTTGCCTGAAATGTCCTAATTGTGTGGTATCCTTTAGGTCATGGCATTCTGGGATCGCTTCCTCATTCAAGCACCTAAGGTACAAAGCGAGGTCAAGGCTCAGTATGCCCCTGCCGTTATGGGGGATGATTTTGGGTATTTCAACACTCAACTCATTACAAAGGTTAGCCGAGATGTTGCTATTTCTTTGCCCGCCATCGTCAGATCTCGCAATCTCATTGCTGGCACAATTGCAAGCATCCCGTTGCACCTTTACCGTAAATCTACCGGTGAAGAAGTCGGAAGCCCAAAGTGGCTTGAGCAACCGTCACTTCATCAGCCACGATCAGTAACGCTTGCATACACGGTCGATAGCCTTCTCTTCTACGGAGTCGCATATTGGCAAGTTACTGAACTCTATGCTGATGATGGCCGTCCGGCACGATTCCTTTGGATTGCACCAACTCGCGTAACACAGCAAGTCTCATCCGATAATCAATTCGTTACGCAGTACTACATCGATGGCGCACCAGTACCGATGCAAGGTCTTGGCTCGCTCGTTACATTCCAAGGACTTAGCGAAGGCATCCTGAACACCGGCGCGACTATCATCCGTCAAGCCTTTGAATTGCAAAACGCAGCGCATCGCGCAGCAGTCGCACCAATCCCATCCGGCGTAATCAAAAACACCGGAGCAGACCTAAGCGAAAACGAAGTTGCTGCATTGCTATCGCAATGGAAGGCTGCACGTCAAAAGGGATCGACCGCATATCTCACCAGCACTCTCGACTATATGCCCACGTCATTCTCACCCAAGGACATGGGCTATGCAGATCTCATCACTCAAGTCACCACACAGATTGCCCGGCTTTGCAATATCCCGGCTTACTATCTCTCGGCTGATGAGAACAACTCGATGACCTACGCGAATGTCCAAGACGAGCGCAAGCAACTCATCAGTCTTGCTTTGCAACCGTTTATCACAGCGATTGAATCGCGCTTGAGCATGGACGATATTACAAACAGCCAAAACTATGTTCGCTTTGCTGTTGATGAGACTTTCCTACGGGCAGACACTATGGAACGTCTAACAGCAATCGAGAAAATGATCCAGATCGGTCTCATCACCGTTGAGCAGGCGCGTGAGATGGAAGACCTATCACCGAACGGAGACACCAGTGAAATTGAACTTTAGCGTTAGCGACATTCAGGCTGACGAAGGCCGCCGTCTCATCTCCGGCAAGATTTTGCCGTTCGACAACGAGATTGGCCAGACCAATGTTGGTAAGGTCAAGTTTCGCAAGGGTTCGGTCAAGTGGGATGATGCCAAGAAGATCAAGTTTCTCCTTGAGCATGACGGTCGCAAGCCACTAGGTCGCGCCCAGTCCATCATGGCCGAGGACGATGCGCTTTATGCCACGTTCAAAGTATCAGCCACAACCCGAGGTAACGATGCTCTGATCGAGGCCAGCGAGCAACTCAGGTCTGGCTTGTCGGTTGGTGTGGAAGTTATCGATTCCGTCCGAGTCGGAAACGTTCTCGAAGTTATCGAGGCGCGACTTGAAGAAGTTTCTCTGGTATCCGCAGCGGCATTCAAGTCGGCTGAGGTGCTCGAGGTTGCTGCATCCGAGGTGGATGTAGTTGAAGACAACAACAACGAAAGCGAGGCATCTCAAGTGGAGAACACCACCCCTGAGACCGTTGCGCCTGAGGCAGTCGAAACTCCAGTAGAGGCCTCACGTCCAACAATCACCGCTGCCGTTGCTTACGCGAAGCCACGCATTGAGGTTACTCCGGGTGCATACCTTGAGAACACCGTCCGTGCATCGTTGGGCGATGATTCAGCCCGTCAATGGCTCGCAGCAGCAGCAGACACAACCGACAACGCTGGCTTGATCCCAACCCGGCAACTTTCCGAGGTTATCAATCCTCTTGCAAACGCAGACCGTCCATCGATCGACTCCATCAGCCGTGGCACTTTGCCTGATGCTGGTATGACCTTCGAGATTCCAAAGTTGACCCAAGCCCCAACGGTTGCAGTCACAGCGGAAGGCGCAGCACCATCCGACACCGATCAGAATGTCGCATTTGTTACCGTGAACGTTCAGAAGTTCGCAGGACAGCAGACCTTCTCAGTCGAGTTGCTCGATCGTTCAAGCCCGGCGTTCTTTGCTGAACTCACACGCCAGATGCAGTTTGCATACGCAAAGGCAACAAACGCACGCGTTGCGGCAGTTGTCGGCGCAGCCGCTACCGATGGTGGAAACCGCACCATGTCGGCAGCAAACCTTCTCGACTTCATCAGCGATGCAGCAGTCGATATCTACAAGGAATCCCTTGGCTTTGCGACCAACGTAGTTGTCTCGCCAGAGCAATGGGGCGTAATCATGGGCTTGATTGACGGCTCAAACCGTCCTCTCTATGTCCAGACCATCAACCCACAAAACGCATCGGGTAACCTGACCCCGACCGGCGTTCGTGGCAACATCAACGGTCTCAACCTTTATGTAGATCGTTCACTCTCGGGAACTGGCGATGGCACGATCGTTGTTCTCAACCCAGAGGGTTACACATGGTATGAGTCGGGAACATTCCGTCTCGAGTCCAACATCATCGCTTCCGGCCAGATCAACGTTGCGCTTTACGGTTATGGCGCAATCGCGACCAAGGTGGCTAAAGCAGCGTACAAGTGGATGGTTGCATAACCCATTCAGTAATCGTGACCCCGGTTCGAGGCTCGGCCGGGGTCACCCCTAACAGAGAGGATCAAAATGCCAGCAACATACGTCACCGTGGCTGAGTTGCGCACCAACCTCGGCATTGGCACTCTCTATCAAGATTCCGTAGTTGAGGAAGTCTGCCAGTCAGCCGAGAACCTACTCAAAGAGAAGTTGTGGTTCAACGAGCAGACCGTGGTTGCCATCTCAGCCCAAGACACGACCGGGCGCATCTACATTGCCGAGAATGTCCAGCAGTTCGTGGTTGGCGATGTAGTGACCATCGAGAACGTGCGCCAGCATTACAACGGCAGCAAGACCATTACAGCCGTCAAGAATAACGGCGAGCATTATTTAGAATTCGTCAATGCCCAGATAACGACTCGCGAGAAGCACAGCATTGCGCCTTATGGCCGAGTCTTCGGATCTACCAGCATCGATTACGCCACCCTCCCACAAGTCCGTGAAGCAGCCATGATGATTGCAGTTGATATATGGCAAGCCCGGCAGATGTCGGCCACCGGTGGTATAAGTCCAGATTTCCAGCCTTCACCCTATCGAATGGGCAATACGCTCATGGCCCGAGTCCGTGGCCTTATCGCTGATTATCTTCACCCCGGCGGTCTCGTAGGATGAGCGCGATCACAACCCTACGAGGAACGCTAGCAACCGCACTAGCAAGCGCATCGGTGTGGTCTGTGTTTTCCTTTCCTCCGGCCACACCGATTGCCAACTCATGCGTAATCAGCCCGGACGATCCGTATATCGTGCCAAGCAATGACGGCTACATAACCGTTGCGCCTTTGGTCAATTTCAAGATTACGCTTATCAAACCTCTGTTCGACAATCAAGGCAACCTGAACGGCATGGAAGATTACATTCTGGAACTGTTCAGCAAGTTGGCAGCCTCAACAGTCAAGTACACCATCGGCGAAGTCTCGTCACCAGCCGTCATGAATGCCTCATCGGGCGATTTCTTGGCTTGTGATGTTCGAGTCTCGATCCTATCGAGTTGGAGTTAGACATGGACAAGCGCACTAGATTTCTGGTCAAGATTGGCCAGATCGAAAAACCCAAAGCAGTAGCAAAACCCAAGAAGAAGGAAGAACCCAATGGCGATCACGCTGAATAACA